ACAGCAGGTGAGATTAGAGCAACTAACAACATTACTGCTTACTATTCTGATGAACGCCTAAAAGACTTTGAAGGCAATATTCCTGATGCTTTAGAGAAAGTATTATCACTTGGCGGATACTATTTCAGAGAAAATGAAAAAGCTAAGGAAATGGGTTATGACAACGATAAAAGGCAAGTAGGGGTAAGTGCTCAAGAAGTACAGAAAGTCCTCCCTGAAGTGGTTACAGAAGCTCCTATAGATGCTGATTACATCACTGTTTGGTATGAGAAGTTAGTCCCATTATTAATAGAAGCTATAAAGGAATTGAATCAAAAGTTAGAGGATAAGTAATGGCTTACTCTTATATAACTCCTACTTCTGAACAAATGGAAACATGGATAACTGATGGCACCATTCAAAGACTTTATGATGATTCAAAATCATACATAGATGCAGGTTCACATCCTTTTGATGATAATATGACAGATGATCATAAAAGAGATTATTTCATTACAAGATTTCTAAGTGTTTACAGTGAAGATTCATGGAGTCCTGATGAGCATACTCCTTTTAATCATGCAATGTTTGATGATGATAAGTTAATAGCTATTTATTGTGGTCATTATGATTCTTCAGATACTTCTGCAAATATATCTATAACTCTTTTTAGTCCTAATAAAAGTGGTTCTAAGTCATACCTATACTCATTAGACTATACCACGCAGAGAAGAAATGCTGAGAGAGCTTTAGGTGCGAACAAGGCTCATGTTTGGGTGCAGTGTGGTAATGGACCTGCTTTTAGAATGATGGCACAAAAGTCTTATGAAAGTATTGGGGTGCTCTATGAAGATGTTGTACATGAAGATATAGAGCAACATTATTATTATGAAAGACCTGCATATACAAGTATTCCTACTCCTGATGGGATTAGTGAAGAAGTACCTGCTGAAGTAGTAATGGACTTTAAAATGACACTAACAAGGTTTACACTGGTATTCAAATGACAACATTAAAAAGGGGTCAGAGCCTACAAGCTGACGGAATAAGAGACATGATGCTGAATCATGATGGCAATGGTTCAACATCTAGTATGGCAATGAACAGCACTAAGATATGGGAACGACAACCCTATAGAGGTGGTAGCGTTCATTCCAGTTCAAAAGGCACTACCTCAACACACTCTTTTAATGATCATTATGGCGTTGTAAAAACTAAATCAGGAACAGGCAGTTTTTCCACTGGTAGCACAAAAGGAGCTCTTACTACTAACTTTGCAGGATGGGGAACATCAGGTGGTACTCAAGGAGCAACTAATGGCGGTTCATCATCACAAGTAGGAGAGCTGTTAGATGGAACAAGCACTCACACTACTTCAGCGATTCCATTTTCTGATTTAGCACCTAATGCTGATTCTAATAAATGGCTATCTTATGCAGGTTATATAATCTCAGGTGGATTCCCTCAAATTTTTGCAGCTAAGGTATGTTTTGAAGGTAGTGGTGCTCAAACAACTGATACTGATTGGACTAAGGTCCATTTCGCAGGAGATATAGAAACTGACCATAGTGGTAATAACACTTATATGCCAACTTACGGGTCAAGTGTCTTAATCTCTACATTAAATAGAACTGATGCTGTAGTTTCTACAGCTAGTTCAAGAATTGTTTACACATGGGCTAACGCAATACCAATATTACCATATCAAAATTCTGTTACTGCTGACTTTGTTTATTGGATAAAGTTTGAATAGAAACGCTACTTGCTAATTACATCTTATCATCCCATAATGGTATAAATCTTATAAGGGATATATAGCATGAATAGTATTTGGCAGATGTGGAAAGGTGAGCTCTCAGATACAGAGATAGCCGATATAATAAAAGAATGTGAATACTATGAAGTTCAAAAAGCTCAAGTAGCAAACGAAGATAGCAACATAAACCCTGATGTAAGAAGAAGCCAAGTCAGATGGATTGATTCTGCAGATCCTAATTCTAAATTTATTTATGATATTGTATGGAAGTATGCAAGAGCTGCTAACAAAATAGCCTTTGGTTTTGATATTCACTCATTGACTGATATTCAATATACAATATATGACGGAGAGGAAGAGGGCTTTTATGATTGGCACTTTGACACTTTTTGGGGGAATCCAACATTCCATGACAGAAAGCTAAGTGTCACTATTCAATTAAGTGACTCTAAAGATTATGAAGGCGGAGACTTCAAGTTTGATCCTCAGTATGAAGCCCCTGCTGCAGCAGATATAAGAATGAAAGGAACAGTCTTAGTCTTTGCATCTCCAATTAAACATAAAGTAGAGCCTGTCACAAAAGGCATTAGAAGATCTCTAGTGGCTTGGGTGGAAGGACCAAAATGGAAATAAAAATATGAAAACATTTATAGAAATAGGATCTTGTGATTTTGATACTAATCTCAAGCTGATAGAAGGTGGAGAATGGAAAGGAGTAATGTGTGAACCTGCTAATAAGTTTAGAGAGAATCTAATCAACTTAGCTAAACATATAGACAATAGAGAAAATCTAGTAATAGAATCTGCAGCAATATCTGATTTTGACGGAGAGACAGAGTTTACTGAAGTTATGGATACATCCAGTGGATCAAGAGAAACTGGAATTTGGAGAAGGGGAATATCAAGTATTACTGATGCTCATCACAAAGGCGAAAGAATATTAAACCTAGCTGATAACAGTGATTATATTGATTCTGTTTATAGTGTAGAGTGCATGACATTAGATTCACTTATAAAGAAGAATGATATCACTGAGATTGATTATCTAAAATTAGATGTTGAAGGACATGAAACAAACATCTTAGATGCTTACTCATGGAGCATATTACCAACATTCATTAAGTTAGAACACGCCCACATAGATGACATCTATGCAAGAGAGCTCTTAGAGTCTCATGGCTACCTTGTTTATGTAGAATCTGATGACATATATGCTATAAAATGAAGAAGCTAGTTATATCACTCCTAAGAAGGGCTGATAGGAAAGTAGCGTTTCAGCAAAATAATCTACAAGACTTTGAGTATATAGAAGCTGTTGATGGTCAGAATAATCATTTCAGACATATCAGGGGCAGAAAAGATTGGATAGATCCTTTTAAAAATAGACCTCTACAACAGTCAGAAGTAGCTTGTTTCTTATCACATATCAAAGCATGGAAGAGATGTTATGAACTTAATCAGCCATGTATCATCATGGAAGATGATGTAGTTATTAATGATCTTTACAATGAAGATCTTTATAAAGATTTACAGCAAGAATTTGTATACCTTCAAAGAAACGAGAATGAGCCAAGTCAAACTGTTGATCTATCAGATCTATTAGAAAAACCATTTTATCCATATAATATGACAGCTTATTATCTAACACCTGCAGGTGCTTTAAGACTCTTGCAAGAGATTGATTATAAAGACTTTATTCCTGTTGATGAGTTTCTTCCTGAGTGTATTCAGAATGGACATATTATTAATGCTGCTGCTTTTAAGATAGATCATTGTGATCAGAGATCTAGGAAGGACTATTATTCAGACATAGAACAAAGTAAGCCTTTTAGAAACTTTAAGATCCATGCTGTTACTTGTGGTACTGACAGAAAGAAGTGCTCTAAACTAAATACAAGTGCTGCTCATCATGGCGTATCTATAACAAATATTGGCACTAATATTGTTTGGAAGGGTACAGATATGAGCTTCATGGGTGGTGGTATGAAGGTAAACCTTATGAAGGAATATCTAAAAACTATCCATGATGATGATGTAATAGTTTTTACTGATGCCTATGATGTATTTTATGCAGATAATTTAGATACTATCTTAGAAAGATATTTAGACTTTGGCAAAAAAGTAGTCTTTTCAGGAGAGTTGTTTTGTTATCCTGATTCATCAATAGCAGATCAGTTTCCTGATGCACCTACGCAGTTTAAATATATTAACAGTGGAACATATGTAGGGAGAGCCTTTGAGTTAAAGAAAATATTTAATCATTATAAAATAGCTGATGATGATGATGATCAACTCTACTGTCAAAAATGTTTCTTAAGTGGAAAATTTGATATAGGCATTGATTATGAATGTTATATATTTCAGACAAATTATGACAGAACAGTCAAGCTAGGAGATCAACTCAATAACCCTGATACCTATTGTTGTCCTTGTATTTATCATGGTAACGGAGGTGAAAGTGCAGCAGGTAAGTTTAACAGTTTATATGATGAATTTTATCCCTCTAGGAGTGCCTTATACATCCCCCACTATAATAAAGTAGAACAGATAGACAAAGATATGCTTCTAGTAGATTTCATGACTCAGGAGCAATGTGAGAGACTTATTGAAATAGCTGATGATCATGGTGGATGGGATTCTTTAGAATATGATAAATTTCCTGCTAAAGAAATTAGATTACAGCAAATAGACAAAGACAAAAAGACTCAACTATTTACAGAGCTTGATAAGCATTGGCAAGATCATATAGTCCCTACAGTGGAACAGTATTGGAAACCATTGCTAATGCACGGAATAAGAGATGCGTTTGTTATGAGATATTCTATGGATACTCAAGTCAAGTTAGCTTTACATCATGATGCTTCATTAGTCACTGGATCTGTAAAACTTAATGACGATTATCTAGGTGCAGAGCTTATTTATCCTAGACAAGGCTTCTCTAATAAAGATGTTCCTGTAGGTAAAATGATCTTATTTCCTGCAGCAGTTACGCATGGACATGAATGTATGCCACTAAAAGCAGGGGTCAAGTATTCTTACACAATATGGTCATGTAGATATACAGGTGATACAATTTAGAACAAGGCTCAAAAAAAGAGAAGAAAAGTCAGATGGCTCATATAAAGAATATTATTAAGTTATGGAGCTTTAAATGACAGCTAAGACAGCAAAATCAAGAATAGATCAGCATGAAGAGATATGTGCTTTACGCTATGAAAGCATAGAAAAGCGTATGGAATCAGGGTCTAAAAGATTTGTCCGAATGGAACAAATGATTTGGGGTCTTTATGTTTTGATTATAGGCTCACAAATAATAGGAGCTATGATCTAATGTCAGGTATAAAAATAACAACTCAACCAACTCAAGAACCAGTCACATTACAAGAAGTAAAAGACTATCTTAGAGTAGAAGATAACACTGATGAAAGAGTCTTAAGACCATTCATTGAAACTGCTAGAAGGTATGCAGAAGAACATCTAAGAAGGACTCTAATGTCCACCACCTATACTCTATTCATGGATTCACTTGATGAAATGGAAGATCCCCTTTGGGAAGGAATGAGAACTGGTCCATATAAGAACTATTATAAGAATTACATATGCCTTCCTAAGTCACCAGTAGTCTCTGTAACGCATTTAAAGACTTATGATGACTCAGATAATGCAACCACTATGGCAGCTTCAAGATACTATGTAGACAACGCTAGAGAACCCGCTAGACTGGTTTTAAGAACAGGAGAGACATTTCCTTCAGCCCTTAGAGTAGCTAATGCAATAGAGATAGAGTTTGTTGCAGGATACTCTTCACCTTTCTCAATACCTGAGCCAATTAGATTAGGTATGTTGCAGCACATAGCTTTCATGTATGAGCATAGAGGAGACAATATAGACTATTTACAAGCAAGACAATTCCCGCTAATGATAAAATCTTTATATGCTCCATATGTAATTCATGGGGGTTTAGGTTCATCTAACTTACAAGGTGTAGGTTAATGAAGGCACCAACAAGCATAGGCAAACTAAGATACAGAGTAGACCTGCAATCAGGTACAGAAAGCTCTGATGGTGCGGGTGGATGCACTGTAGCTCATGCAACAGTAGCTCAAATATATGCTGATATAAGACCTTCAGGTGGCTCTGAGCAGTATAGACAAGGCAAGATCCAAGAGAAAGTCACTCATAAAATATTTATAAGATACAGAAAAGAGATAGATAGCTCTTGGCGTATTCAATATGAAGGCAGGACATTTCAGATTAAGAACATAATCAATGTTCAGGAAAGAGATAGATTTCTTCAGTTATTATGTGAAGAAGGAGTTGCTGCATAATGCCTACATTTAAAAATGCTGCAGATCTAAAAAAACACATGGAAAAGATGTTGACAATACAAGCTCAAGTTAAAGCCTTTGGAACTATAGGTAGAGCAACTGTATTAGTCCAAAATACAGCTAAAGAAAGTTTAGGGAAAAAAGGTAGTGGTAGAGTATATCAAAAATATAATCAGAGAAGAGTACATCAGGCTTCTATAGCAGGGGCTCCACCTGCAACGGATACAGGATTCTTAAGAAGCAATATCACAATGAATGTTAAAAAAAGATCAAATGGATCTATGGTAGGTCAGATAGTTTCAGCAGCACCCTATTC